TTTATTGTTCTGGTCTAGCATATACCGCAATTTATTACCACTATCATATAATTCCTCGATCATTGCATATTTTTTACCCTTGCACTCAATATCAGGACACTCCAGTGACGATTCGGGTAGTTGGGTATATATATTGATTAGTTTGGTCAAAGTAGGCATTTTTGGTTGTTCGGCAATGGGTTCGGAGAGTGTATATTCGTCAATAAAATATGTTTTATAATATTCATTAACATCATCAATGAATAAGTCAGCTACTTTCTTGTTTTCTTCGAGGGATTTCCTTGTTTCAAATGGATTTATAGATTGAAATGACCAAGCTTTAAATAACCCCCCTCTTAATTTGCGCTTATTAACTTTCGGTGTTCCTTTCTTACTCCCCCTGGACTTCTTTTTCAAACCCTTGGATTTGTTCTTCTTCGAACTCCGATTTTTCCGAGTATGGTGCATTTTATAATATACGCACAAAACAATCCTTACTAAATGAATATAAATGTAGTCTTACAATTACATAAAACAACATGAATACAGAGACGACTCAATCCTTCTCACCCCCTGTAATCACCGCATTGCATACAAATATAAAACAAAAATTGGACGGATTCTTGGCTTCCAATCGCATTCCACATTTGCTCTTTCACGGTGCGTCGGGAACAGGTAAGCGCACATTGGTGCATGATTTCGTGAACAAGATATATAACGGAGAAAAGCACAAATTGAAATCCAACGTTATGTTTGTAAACTGTGCACACGGAAAGGGAATCAAATTTATTCGCGATGAACTCAAATTTTTCGCTAAAACGAACATCAAAGGGACACAGGGGGTCCAATTCAAGACAATTGTCCTGTTCAACGCGGACAGTCTAACGATCGATGCCCAATCAGCCATGCGTCGATGCATTGAATTATTCAGTTACAATACGCGGTTTTTCATCGTGGTAGAGAACAAACATAAAATGCTCAATCCCATTCTATCCAGATTTTGTGAAATATATGTTCCCGAATACATGGACGATAGTGCGAACATAGTGAATCTCCACCAATATCATTTACACAGAACCTATGTCCAAGATGCGATACCGAATACATGGTTTGCGTCAAATATTGGTGTAATCTTGGACAAAACATACAATGAGTGGGTGAATATCATAGCAGCGGCATACGAAGAGGGTCTGTCGTGCATGGATTTTGTAGAGTGGATCAAATCGACCCCCCTACTAACCGACAAACAGCGCGCGACGATTGTAATGTATTTCCATAAAATCAAGCCGGAATATCGCAACGAGAAATTGCTCATGTTGTGTGTGGCTAACCAAATTCAAACTCGTTGAATTGAGAAAAATGATATATTTATTCAATGTAAATGGACGATTTCGTAATATCGAACTTACACGAATCTCGCAATGAATGGTGTAGCCGTTTAGTGAGCATTTTCACGCCGTTGGTGGAAGAGGGCTTCCGATCCATATTTAACGAGGCTTGGAAAATGTGTGTAGATACAGACGAGATGGGTAAATATCTGATGACGTTTCAGAACTTACTGACGCGTATTCCGAAATGGAACTCGGTTATCGTTGAAGAAGAGCGAAAGCGCATCATTGAACGTTCGGGATGCAATTATTTAGAAGATTTGATTACCTGTGTTCACATTATCCAACTCAAGGTGCTTACGTGCATTCGCGCAGGGAACAAGCAGAAAAAAATAGACATAGCGGTTCCAAAGTTAGACCATTTCATACACAAAATTTATTTGCATACTGCCCGTAAAATATACAGTAACGTGTATTTATTTGAGAAAAGCGTAAATCCACTTCAGATGCAAAAAAATGCGCGTGAATTAGAGATGATAATCCAAGATAGTATTCTGACGGCGATCCGAGATAGTATTCCCACCGAGGCAATTATTCGAGCGTATATGGACGAAAGCGTGGAACAAGACGAAGAGGTATTTGTAGAAACAATGAAAGAGCCGGAGGTAGAAAAGGGAGATGAGACAAAAAAGGCCGCGCCAAAGAAATCCGACGAACCCGAAACCGTTCCCATTACACCCTCGGTGAAAGATTTGGACAGTAAACAGGTAATGACCAAGTTAACGTTTAACAATTTGGACACGGCGGTGGATGTAAATAACAAGGAAGAGGTCATAGAAGCGCCCAAGACGCTCGAGCGTCTGGAGGATATCAGTATGAGCCGCGCGTTAGAGCGCAAGTTGGCCGAAGAAGACGACGACGACGACGACGATGACGACCGTATTCGGATTCACGGCGACAATATCGATTTAAGTGGGTTTGATGTATTAGACGCGGGGTCAAGTGTGGGTTTGTTGGACGAATCCGAGATTAAATTGGACATAGAAGAGCTATAAAATTGAATGGCTTTTTCTGAATGAAACAAAGGCATCTTTGCTAGCAAATACTAGTTAACATGCCTTACAAGACTGGAGGTGAAACACATCATGGAGGGATTGGAAATGAAAAGGAATTGGTCGAGCTCATGAACACGCGTTATGACCTACACATCAATATGCATTTCCAAGGAGAGTCTCTGACGAAACCCATATGGGGGCATCTAGGCGGGACAACCCAGAAGGCGGATTGTGACGTTTTGGTAGATGAAGTTCGATATCCCATTTCAATCAAGAATCACGAGGGAACCGGGACATTCGATTGGATCAACACGAGTAAATTGTCCGAGTTCAACGCGGATCTTGGACAATCGGTCAAAGCGGTGGTTGATGCATTCAAAGCGGCCAATCACGGAAAGGACGTAACGCCTGCGTTGCGCGCAGAGGTGGCTACAATTTTGAGTAACGAATTTGACCGAATTACAAGCGAGCAATTGAAGAATTTGTTCGCAACGCTCTACGCCAAATATCCGGGGCACGTGCTCATCAACGACTGCAAGCACAACCGTTTGGTGCTCTATCCCAAGGAGAACAACTTTTCCGAATTCATTGCTTACTCTGACTGGGAATACTTCTTGAAGTCCACACCCCGTGCGAAGACGAGTCGCATGATTTTCCGCAGAAAAAACGGGATCGAGGTCAATACCAACTTGCGTGTGCGCCTGGTTCTCAACAATGGCGTGGGTGCGCTTCTTGGAAAAAGTGCGAATAATAGTTGCTCAATCCCTTGCCTAAAAATTCAGCAGGACAGGGTGGATGGGTTACTAGCGGGGCTTGTAAATACCACGATCGATACGATTCCCGTCCGAACACACAACGCACCCATGCTATTGCGTTCGAGCTTGAACCGGATAGAAACGCCCGGACTCGACCTGCTTGCAGACGTATGCAGTCGAATGGCTCCATTGTAAACAAAACAAACAAAACCAAAATAAAAAACAAAAAACAACAAATAACAACCATGTAAACGTGTAAATATTTTTTATGTAAATCGCGATTGAACAATTTCCATAACTTCACGGTTTACATCATTCAGCAGACATACGCGGCCGGTATTCACGCACGCGGATGCAGTGGTTCCAGAACCACACATTGGATCCAATACTAGGTCGCCCGGGTTTGTGCTGATTTCGATCAATCGCTCAAGTAATTTCACCGGTTTGGCGGTCGGATATTTCCGGCCTTCCGACCCTTGACTGATAGAATGTATATCGTCCCACAAATCGGTGCATGGTTTGCCGGGGTTTTCAGACAAGTATATTTTCTTATACAGATTCCCCCCGGCCTTTTTCGGTAAATGAAGGCGGTCTTCGTCGCGCAGCTTCACCAGTTCGCTTTCCTTGATACGCCATCCCGACGGCGGGTTAAAGGTGAGTTCGCCGACTGAAAAGGGATACATATACCCTCGCTTGGTTTTTTCCGTAACAAGATGTCCAAGAGAGTAGTTGCCGCGTAGTTCATCACTATTCTTGAACGAATTCTTCAGATAGGTTGCGTCCTTTTCTTGCGAAACGACGTTGAATTTATGTTTTTCTTTTTTGTTGCATTTAAAGATGATGTCTATGGTGGCGCCCAATTTATTCTTGACGTTATTTTTAGACCGACATTTTTTCCAGAATATGGGTGTGACGCATGGGAAATGTGCGCGAAGAACCTTCTCGGGAATAAACATAGCAGCGGCCGAGATATGAAAGAAGAGTGTCCCGTCGTCGGTTAACACATTTACGAGGGACGTAATGGTTGTTTCCAAGAATTGTTCGTAGGTTTCGTTTGTCCATTTATCATTAAAACCCACTGCAGAATCTACGCCCATTGTGTAATTTCGGTCGGAATTGAAGGGTGGGTCAAGATAAATCATGTGTATCGACTTGGAAGCCAATGTATTTACATATTCACTGCATTCGCCCAAGTGGAGGGAAACTGATGGATGGATTGTCGTATCGGACATTGATGGGCGGTTTGTATTCTCATAAATCCAAGTAACGTAATCAATTTTGTCGGATCGACGTTTTCACAATAAAATTGAAATACCGGTTTGAGTTTTACAATACATAAAAACGAACAATGAGCATTCTTAATCGCCATGCACCGAAATTGCTAGCAGAAGCGTCCCCCATGATGGCGGATTTGATCAATGAATATGCCGACAAAGGATTTAATTATATTTTGAGTGTTGCGGGAGGGTCAATGCGCCCTGTATCGAATGCGGTTCGTATCGCGTGTGCGACAACCTTGCTTCACATGAATGGACAATCTGACGTAGGGATTGTGAACGGTCTCAAGTATATCCGTCTATCGGACATTGAGAACATCGCAACGGAGCGCATCGTGTCTAAAGTGATTTTACACATGCGGTTTGAATCATACAAAAAGGTATAACTGATGGGCGGTGCGTAATCATGAACACAATAATATATGTGCATTTTTTACGAAAAGTATGCGCCATCTAATAAACAATATAATCCGTAAACGATTTTCTACTCAAACAAGTAATGTATATGCGCGATACAGCAAAACACATGAATACGTAAAATATGAGGTTGAAGAAGGATTGAAGGCGGGGACTATTGGTATTTCGAAGTATGTCGCAAATCAAATGGGAGAAATTACCTTTCTCGAAATAAAGGGTGAAGGGGAATTTGTCGAAAAAAACCAGATATTTGCAATAATCGAGACAAAGAAAACTGTGATCGAATTGTATGCCCCGCTGAATGGAGTGATCTTAGAACAAAACATATATGCAGTTTCCTCGCCGAATGTAATCAAGGAGTCGCCATTGGACAAAGGATGGCTAATAAAATTGGCGTGCGAATGTAAAAAAGACGATGGTCTCATGGATAACGACGCATATTTGCAATATATTGCTACAAAGGATTCGTCGCGTTCGAATAACTAACAAAAAATAGATGATAACATATATTTAGGGACTTATGGAGCAAGTTTTTGTTGTATCAGTTATCATAACGATTCTTTTTTGCGTGACCAAGTTCATTGAGCGGCGCTACATGAGCGATGAAATCAAGCCATTGAAGGATGTCGTCCGCGACAGTATCGTTGTAATGGTATGTTCGCTTACAGGTGCATATATATATTTTCAATACAGTAGATATATCAGCGACTTTTTCGATATTGTGACGGAGACCAAGGTATTAAATGCGGCCACGACCCAGGTATTTACCGACGTGCCGAATTTCTAAATATATTATTTTCATGTTGAACGGTGAAAATAATAATATTGCTTACACATAAGACGGTATTTGATCGATATCAAATATTTCTGCATCTTGGACATCAGAAGATAAGAATTGATTGAAGTAGGGTTCAGCCAACTGACTCTCTGGCGTATGATGGTGTACATTGCGAGCGATCATTTTGTATAGTTTAAAACTAGGATATCTCTCCTCGCCATTTTTCTTGTATAGGATGTTTTTACCGTTGTCGTCCATACACCAGCGCGCAATTGTTTTCTGGAGATCGTCCATTTCGTCTGGTTCAAGATCAATATCCATAACAAAATCGAAGATGGATGATCCCAATCGGCACAAATCGAAGCTATTGTTGGGTTCCAATCTTGGACGTTTATCATTAAAAAAGGGCTCAATGTTGTATTGAGTTGCTGCGTCTCCTTCGGATGCGAAACTATCACTGCAATATGTTTTTCCGTTAAACTTGTAAATTCCACGCCCGAAATCGATTATTTTCATAATGCGGCCGTTGGTGGGAACCTTATATGTAAGACCTGCGTATTTATAATACAAAAAGGGAATGTCGGTATTCACATACATGACGTTGTTCGTATGTAGATCGTTATGTGTGAAATGGAAAGCTTTTTGATAGACCAATAAATTCATAATGATTTGGAATAAATACCCAGCTGCATTGTCGGGAGCAATTTTATCATTTACAAATAGTTCGTCCATTGTGCCGTCGCATTTTTCCATACAAATCATCTGAATGGGGAAATTATGAATATAGCCATAAATCTCGTCTTCGTCTGAAAAGTCGCTACCGGAATCAGAATGAGAACCGTCTTCAGAATGAGAACCGGAATCGGAATCAGAATGAGAACCAGAATCAGAATGAGAATGAGAACCGGAATCAGAATCAGAATGAGAGCCGGAATCAGATGAGCTATAATTTAGTTCACTATCAGAAGAACACGATGAAGAGGAAAGAGTCGACAGAGTGGTTTTGGTGTATACAATTTCCACATCGGCGATGGTGTTTATTTCAGCAGCTTTCAGCGACGCATTGTCCGGCGACGCATTGTCCGGCAATGTATCACAACCCAGGTCAATTTCGCCAACATCTTCCAAACAGAGCCGATTCTTATTTTGCCTAGAACCGGCGAGTGTATGTAATCCATCCATTACATGTTCCACATCTTCGACGACAAATAATTTGCCTATGTTTTCGTTAAAAAACCGCGAGTTGCGCAAAAATTCGATATCGTCTGTGATAGACACTCTAAATTTATCCTGAACACCAAGATAAGATCCATAATAGTTTACCCCGTGAATGAATTTATGTGAATGTAAAAACATGCCGGATAAATAACAGAAAAAGGAATCGACATAAGATGCATTGTGATAGTTAAGCATTTTTGAATGAACAACGTCTTCAGTCGAATCCAGCCGGGGGAGGGTGCGTATTTTTGCATCATCTGCGGAATATTTACCTACCATATATCGATATGGGTCGAGTAAAGGAGAAAATTTTACAAATACATCTCGCTCATAGATTTCACTCTTGGTTACGTCCGAAACATGATGTAAATCATGAATGTGATAGGGGTGATTGAGCGAGATTCTATCAAAATTCGTGCTATTCATATCGAAAATGCGTTTGTAGATTGGGTTATATAATTGAAGGTCTTGTATGCGATATGGATGATACTCCACTCCGGAAGGGGAGTCGTGCATTGTTATTTGAAATTGTTCTCCTAAAACATTGAGGTCGGGCTTATGTGGTTTACAGTAATTTAGCGAAAATTTGTTCATCGGAGAACCCTTTATAGGGTGTATAAACAGAATATTCGACAGATATAAACGTGTGATTCTGAATCGAGCAAATGAACGTTATCCGTCTACATTTCACATTTTAAATCTCAAAACATTAGTATATACTTATACAAATGACGCTTGAACTTAAAAAATTTGATATGAGATGGATTACGTTCAAACCGAATGAGAATAAGGGCCCTGTGATTGTAATGATTGGTCGACGCGACACAGGCAAATCATTTTTAGTCCAAGATTTGTTATATCATCATCAGGATATCCCCATCGGAACCGTTATATCCGGAACAGAAGCCGGAAACGGATTTTATGCAAAACATGTACCTAAATTGTTCATTCACGAAGAATACAACACAGTCCTTATTGAGAACGTGTTGCGTAGACAGAAGGCGGTTTTAAAACAAATGAACAAAGACATGGAAACCTACAAAAAAACCACCATAGATCCAAGAGCATTTGTAATTCTAGATGATTGTTTATATGACCAGACGTGGACTCGTGATAAAATGATGCGCCTTCTATTTATGAATGGGCGTCACTGGAAAATCATGCTCATTATTACGATGCAATATCCTTTAGGCATACCGCCGAATTTACGAACAAACATCGACTATGTATTTATTTTGCGCGAACCATATTTAACAAATAGAAAGCGTATTTGGGAGAATTATGCATCCATGTTTCCCACATTAGAATCGTTCTCATCGGTAATGGATCAAACAACCGAAAATTACGAATGTCTGGTCATCAACAACAATGCGAAGTCCAATAAATTATACGACCAAATATTTTGGTATAAAGCCGAAGCTAGGTCTGATTTTAGATTGGGCTCAAAGGAGTTTTGGGACATTTCCAAGACAATGGGGTCGGACGACGAAGATGAAGCATATGATCCCAGCAAAGGCAAGCGCCGCCAAGGACAGCAAATCAGCGTGAAGAAGACCGCATCCAAGTGGTAATTATCAATTACCACCGATTTTCATTACCGAATTAAACATAATAATAATACCATTATGTTCAATATTCAATGCACTAAATCAATCACTCTCTAGCGGCGGCGGCGAACTCACTCTGAATATCTGCGGCGGTCGCATTTTCAACGACCACCTTTTCATGAGCCCCGCGGTCTTCCTCCGTCGCCACATCACGACTCTTGAAATCAATGGTATCTTTGATACCCACCAACTCCCCTTCCTCGTTCAACGTCTGTGTGAGAACATTTCCGGACTCCTTGGCCTTCTTGATATTGTCTTCAATTGCCTTCTGTTTTGTCTCTTTGACGCGTCGGTCAAACTCGTCCTTTGCCTTCGACTCATTCTTCATCTTCTCTTGATGAAGCTTATTTAGCTCATCCTCCATGAACTCAACACGACCTGTCTTATATGCATTGGGATCCCATGGAAGCCAAACTCCCACCGGCGCGACGAAAATGTCGTGATTTGGATCCTTCTCACGCAGCCGCTTGCAATGTTGCTCGGCCTCTTCTTGCGTTGCGAAATTGCCGCGATTCTTTAGACCACGAACCGATGTCTGGAATGCATGTTCACGCTGGAATGTCTCTGTAAGACGCTCCTCGTTTTTGTCTAGGAATGTTTGGAAATCGTCGGACACCGAACCCTCCTTTAGACGCGCCTGCTCCTCCTTGCAGAAATCATTGTAATCGGCCATCACATTCGCAACATTCAAATTATATTTATAGGAAACGAAATTTACAAAGTCGCCGAACTTCGTCATGGACTTGGTAAAATCCCACTGTTGAACAAATTGATTAAATAGATATGTCTCCCGCTTCTCTAAAATCTTATCGGGTGATAAGAACGACATACATGTGAATTTTTGTCCAGCAATTCCGGTATCCTCGTCCAATACATCTACATATTTAGGATTCGGTTTACCGTCGTTCAAGTTTTTTCGTTCGAAGCCAGCCATTTAGCAAAAACTATATGATAATACCGTCAACAATGTTTAAGTAATTTTGCTTGAATATCAATAATTATATGTCGACAGGCAAAATTCATAATGTATGCGTTACTTTTTTTTTCGCAAGTTATAATATAATCGAACGATGAGCGGACTATTCGACTTTAGCGAACTTGTGAAACGTGCTATTAAATACCTGATTGAGGGTCTCATGGTGGCTATTGCTGCTTACGCAATCCCCAAGCAATCACTCAAGGTGGAGGAGGTGATTATCATCGCATTGACTGCTGCTGCTACATTTAGCGTGTTGGACGTGTTTGTCCCTACCATGGCTTCTTCTGCTCGCGGTGGTGCTGGTTTCGGAATCGGTGCTAACCTTGTCGGGTTCCCAGGTGGACTCTAAACCAGTTTTAGCACATTAATCATTACGAATACAATATAAATAGTTTGCATTATTTATATTATTACCATGTCGTTACCGAATGGGTTCAAGTTTCACGCAACCGCGGAGTCCATCACAACTCGTGCCGAGACCATACTCGCACAATATGACGCGTGGTATGTCGATTTCATAGGCAGTGAGTTTTGCACAAAAGACGATTTTTTCCGCTATTTTGAACAAACCGAAGAATGGGATTTAGAACTGGAATGTATTGATTTTCTGCAACATGTTCACCCGATGCAATCGGTTCGTGAGGCGTCAATCCAGACAGCTAAACAGGTCTCCGAGTTTGGTAACAGGTGGTCTATGAATGTAGATGTATATAAGACCATCTCCAAATTCTGCAACCAATTTTCGACGGAAGTTACATGCGAAGAGGATTTATTTTTGAAACGCACATTAGATGGCTACAAACGTAATGGTATTCATTTAGAAAAGAAGGTTCGAGACGAATTGGAGATTATTAACAAGAGATTGAAGGTGCTGGGGATTACATTCAATAGCAATTTAAACGATGTCGATGACCATATCTATCTCAGCAAAGAGGAGCTGGATGGAGTTGCAGAAGATTTCATTGAGTCGCTCGACAAAAAGGATGACCTGTATAAGGTTACAACTAAATACGACCATATTAACATGATCATGCCGTATTGCACATCGGAAAATACTCGCAAGACGCTTAGTAAATTATTTGGATTTCGAGGTAAAGAGCCATTTAAAAATCATGAATTGTTAAAAGAGTCGCTCGTCCTCCGACAGAAAAAGGCAGTCTTGTTGGGGTTCAGTAATTATCGAGATTACATTTTATCTCATCGTAGAATGGCGTCGAATGCAGAACAAGTGGATACATTCTTGAACGAATTGGTCGGTAAAATGAAGTCGGCGTCAATGTCGGACAAAAACATCATTGCGAGTCATTTCAATGCNACGGANATGGANTCGTGGAACCTCGCGTATTACACAAATTTGTATAAAAAGGAGGTTCTTCAATATGATCAAAAGAAGGTGCAAGAATATTTCCCTTTGGAAAAACTACTTCCCAATCTGATGAAAACATTTGAAGATATTTTCAGTCTTCAAATCAAAGAGGTTGACGTTTTGGAAAACCAGAAGTGGGACAAATCGGTGAAATGTTACGCTGTGTATGATCATACAGACGGCACCGTCGGTGAATTAATCGGGCATTTCTTCTTAGATTTATATCCTCGTGAAGGCAAATATGGTCACGCAGCTGCATTTACATTGAGACAGGCGAGTATACCTACCGCACAATGCGATGAGGATGCAGATAATAAACATGCATGTAGAAATACCCCAGTTTCTGCGATGGTGTGTAATTTTACACGTCCGACCAAAGAGAAGCCAAGCTTGCTAACGTTTGGGGAAGTTGAAACATTTTTCCACGAGCTCGGGCACATTTTTCATCAACTCCTTAGTAAGAACCGGTTCGCCATGTTCAGCGGGACATCGGTTGAACTCGATTTCGTGGAATGTCCAAGTCAAGCACTTGAAAATTGGTGTTATGAAGAAGATTTCCTTATGCGCATTAGCAGTCACTATAAAACGGGCGAACCCATCCCCGCAGATATCATGATGAAAATCAAAAAGAATAAACATTTGTTCAATGGAATGCATTACATGCGACAGTTGATATTCGCACTGTATGATATGAAATTACATTCAGGTGACGAAAATGTGGATGTGGAACAAACATATAACGATATTCAATCTCGGTTAAGTCCTCTTATTCACGGGGAGTCTTGTTTGGCGGCCAATTTTGGGCATTTGATGGGTGGATATGAAAGCGGGTATTATGGATATTTGTGGAGTGAAGTATACGCGGCGGAAGTATTTCAACTGTTTAAGGATTCTGGAGATATTTTCAACAAAAAGATTGGATTGCATTATCGACGCTGCATTTTGGAAAAGGGTGGAACTGAAACGGGCTTTACAATGATGGAGAATTTGCTCGGCCGAAAACCGAATAGCGATGCGTTTATGCGATCATTTGAATAAACATTCAATCGATTACGATAGTGGAACGCATTTTATTTGGATATGTTCGTATAATCGGACGCGGGTGATATACAGTCCAATAGGATTCTGGATATGGTCGACATATTATGTTTTTTTCATTACAGCTACCAAATATAGGACGACCCCGTTTATAAAAAATAGCTATTTGTTTTTGACGCCATTTTTCCTGACTCCCCATAGGAACCCGTTGTAATAAAGGTGCCGGATTGAGCAATACTGCTCCGGTTTGGTTCGATTCGCCAATGTTTTCATCCATAATTATATATACACACATATTATTTTACACCAAATAATATGCGGAGCGCCGAAGAAGTTCACTCGGTAAAAAACTGCGATTATTCATATGTTGATTTGTGACCATCTACGCGTTCACAAATCTCCTCCTTCAATACAGCCTTTCTAGAACCATTACATAGCCATTTTACCGACCATTCAAACTCAAATGTAACCGGCCATTTGTCGGGTGAATTATCAAAGTATCCACTTTTTAATATTTTGTCTACTTTATCAATGCCTGGACTCAATGAAAATAATGGCCAATGTGCTTTATTTTCACCCCACCAATTTAAGGTGAAGTCTGAACATGTCCCAAATGGTTTGATATGGTCATCGATTGAATCGTTTATTTTCAAAATCTCTATATATTTCACCCCCGAGTTTGTTGTCCATACCTTTTTACGTTCATCGGGAATATTTCTCCATCTTGGTATTAATTGTAACTGATCTACCCGATTGTCTAACATAATATCTACTGCTTTCGTTAAAAAGGGTTCTGTTAGAATCCAACTGTCTTCCCAATGCAACCAATAGTCGTAATTTCCTTCTCGCAAAATGTCTATTATCATATTAATGGAGCGCGCCTGACCTTTATCATTTTCCTCTTTATTAATAAATTCAATCTGTGGGTATTTTTCTTTCAAATCGACAATCGAATCTGCTGTATTTTCTCCATACTCGTTAATTACAATCATTCTATCAATATCCTCAGACGGGGTATACTTTAAAACACTATCCAACGTTTTTTTCAATGATTCTAATTTATTCGGTTTTGATATATATGTAGTGCACGTGAATAATATTTTGGGGGGTTTATCTGTGAATTCTTCGGTGGCCTTATTAATCGATAACTCAAAATAAATGATAATACCAATAATCAGTAAACACACTATTGTAAATATTCGTGTTCGAATAGACATCATAATAAAACCGTTACTATGATCTCTATCTATATAATAATACACTTGATTTTGCGCTTTGGCTATTCGCATTCAATCTAAACCGTCGGAAAAAATTCCCAATCTAAATCGCCGCACACCTTCTTCCAGATCATATCTTGTTCCAGCTGTTTTTCTCGGTCTTTCATCATAGGAATATACGGCAAATATTGTGTCTGATCTAGCAGTGTGCAGAGCTGATACAATGTATACGTATAATTGAAGAAATTGGTTCGATTCGCAGGGCAATGAACCGCCCATGGCTTCTGAATCTCAATAAAGAGAACACACAGTGTTTCGTGCAACTCCTCGTTCATAATCGGCGGTTTCACGCCGAAAATCGAATTGATATATTGGATGTGTTCAAAATATTTGTTCAGACCCAATTTTCGCAAAATTTCGCGCATCTTGTCGTAATTGATTAATTTCATATCGGTAATTCGTTCTTTCTTAATTCTCGCACGAATGGCCTCAATTACCTCTTCTGGTATCTGGGTGGTCTCTTTTGCTTGGAATTGCGATAAAATCTCCTTGAAATGGTTGAGGCGAATATATGCCGTATAGGAGACTTCGTTGGGCGGATCTTTGTTGTTCGGCTTGGAACTATCCACGATATATGTGATGAATTGTCCACATTGAGTGTTGTTGCATATCATGATGCCGTCTTCGTCTTGTGCTACCATCTCTCCGCGACTGCACACCATACATAAATCGCACGACATGATATAATCCTGGGGGTTGGTGAAATCGCGGTTCACGTTTCGCCAATAATCTTGGTATAATCGTTTGGATTGCATGTATTTATTGGGGTCGGTGGTTGTTTGGTCTTTTGATTTTACTTTAAAAAAGGAGTTGAGAACGGTTACATTTTGCGCCGGCTCACCGGACGAAATCTGCTTCTTTTGCTCAAAATAATCGAAAATGTCTTGGGAATTGTCTAAGAGATATTTGTTTTTTTCTTCCTTGAGCCGTTTTATTTCTGACCTTTTCTCTCGAATTTGGTCTTTGATATCTAGTTTGAGCTCGATTTGACTCTTTGGTAGAGATTGATATTGTGATTTCAGAGTGGCGATTTCATTTACCAATTTAGGTATACGAGTCGTCTCGTTTTCGTGAAACTTTGTTAACAATTCACTGTGTTTTTCGTCCAAGGACGTCATTTGTTTATGTTGAACATTCTTGGACATCTTTCAATACAATATGGAGATTTTGACGCATATTGTTTATGTTTTTTACGGTTTAGATTAGTTATTGTTCGTATTTGTTATGAAAAATTTGTGTCTATAATATACAACGTTTAAAATATGGCGGCAGCAATTCAAAATAGACACAACATGTCCATAGATACAGGTACATTTACGAAAGGCGTAGGCCCTTTTAATGTCGCCGGGGCGGGCGGTGTAAATGGAGATGTTACACTAGATCAAGTTCACGATGAAATCTTCCCTTCACTTAAGGGAAAACCGTCAACATGGGAGGACCAAATATTACGCTCTACAATGGTCAGCGTCACGCAGCAACCCATTCTAGAGATAATTTCTAGTTTTGGTAAATGTGTTAGGTTACACAATCGTCAGATATTGGGAGAACTCACCCAGCCGAATGAAGGATTAATACCATATACGATTCCGGATAACAGGTTTACGTGTTATATTCGTGATTGTTTTTCTGGAATTGGAATTCCTGGTTTAAATAATATATTCGACCAGGCAACTATGTCTTTAAAATCGTTTATTGAATATCATAATAAATTGGTGACGACGCCGGTGTTTAGAAACCCACTTGATGTAAATGGGGGACTTGGACAACAATTATATGCTGCGGCTGCGGCTGACGCAAGACTAAAATACACGGCCTATTTTAATTACGATTTGCTGATGTTTGTATATATAACATTAGGACATCCAATACCGCAAATAAATGAAGCGTTAAATGTTTTGCGTACAAAAGTTGCAAATGCTATAAACGGTCTTTCCGACATGTTAACTCCTGCCGAGATTGAAACAATTAACATAATCAATATTAATTACTTGTGGTGTAAACTAATGATATATTGCGATGAATCGATTAGAGCAGATTCATATTTGACTGGAAGTCACGGCGATTATCTACCGGCTATGAATAAATTAACTCAAATTCGGTTTGAGTCATTTGCTAAAAATGGTGATAATTATTTTACAAACCCCATATTTGGTTATAGAGGGAACGACCCTGTCGATACCACCCAAAACGTTACACCAGAAACCCTAACATATATAGACAGTTTATGTTTGGCTCTTTACACTGCGGGTGTAGTTCCTGGATTTGGATCTCAAATGAATAACAGGGGGTTACGTGGTGGCGTTCAATATGTAACTACACAATCAATGGTCGCTCAAGCTATGACGAATGCAATTGGTAAACACGCAGGTATAATTGCCCGAAATGCGAATAATAAAGACCCTATTCAAAACGCATGTGCGAACGAAATTGATAAACTGTTTAAACACGCACATCTAGGTATTGCTGCGGTTCCTGCATTGTCATTGCTTCAAATCGGGCGCGGCTGGAGTATGGTAAAATTTTCAGGAGATTCTTCGCATATTGTTTTTGGTGAAACACTGGAAGCAATTAAAGCTGCTGCTGCTAATGGTGCGACTAATATTGCTGCTTTTGCATCTAAGTTGACTGATCCAACAAAGATAGCTGAGTGGAATGCTGATGGTAATAGTGCTGCATGGGCTGCTGCTAATGGCGCGTCTCCCGAAGGTGTGTTTTATCTGATCTTGGTGCCGAATATGACGGATCGATTTAATTTTAAAATAGTCTATCTAATTGAAGAGCGCCCACTAACCGCACGCCTATTAGCCGCAGGAAAGAATATTTTTGTAGAAGGGACTAAATTAATAATGGACAGATTTACAGGATTTGGGTCAGAAGATAAATACGACCGACATGCCGCTCTCTATATTGAATTCGATTTGACTAGTTCTTATATAAATATTGCTATCGGGTATCATGATAAAATAAAGAAATATGTGGCTAATCCTAATAACTACACAAATACACAAAAATACATGGATCCTGTCGTTGCACAGGGTCTCGCTGCACTTCCAATTAACGACCTGGCCGAAGCGAGAGAATTTCTTTTTAATTCAATAGGTGAAGGTAGTCCAGAAGATGCTGATATCACACCGGAATATTTACGCGGTCTAGCGGGAAGAATTGCTGCTAGGGATTTCACAGTAGCATTTGAATTGGATAACATTATTATAAAATTAAATTCATTATTCGCTCTTGATAAACTTCCGAATTATAACTTATTAGCAGATACATTGGTAGGAAAAGGATTCCCTCGAATGAGTCGAGCCACAAATTGGAAGGCGCTTATGATAGTGCTACAATCAACCAACATAGATGCGGCTGGTGGGACACCGTCGTCTGGTACCCAAAATGGATATTACGATATGAAAGAAATTCTTTCAATAATATCGAAATTATATAATGATGGATACAATGTTCTTGCAAATCAAGCTATGGTTCAGTTACTAACTAACACAGAAGGTTTACTCAAGGTATTAAATAAAATGGTATCCTCTTTTGAATCCGTTAGAACAATCGCCGATATATTCAGTCGGGATAAAATCGTGAAGTATGACGCATTTACGCAAGACCGAATTGCAGAATGGATGCAGGATAAATCCGGCGAAAGCCCTCCTTCAAAAATAGAGCTCATGGTGAATGGTCTTAAAGAATTTGTCGACTTGTGTCTTGATGTTCGTGCAAAATATAAGGAAAATGGTGGTGGTGATGATACTAGATTACTTGGTGGAGGCATGGATAATAATGATGGGTTTATGGTAGGAGGTGAACTAAGTGAAGAAATTAACAGCGAGGTGATTGAACGTGCAGCATTACGGTCTGAAGCAGCAGAATTAAGTGCTGAAGCAGAAGAATTAACTGCTGAAGCGGCAGATGAACCATTAGACGAAGACAAACTTTTGGAATTACAAGCACGTCTCAATCAATTACAAGAACGTCTCAATCAATTACAAGAACGTCTCAATCATATAGAACACAACATAACTCATGCAATTGTTACGGAATTTGCTAAGTATTCACCGATGGATATTAAATCTATACAAATATATGGCTTGATTGAGGATAACATATTGGTCTCAAATGATAACGGACTGATCACCAAATATAAATATATCAAAGAGTATCCCATCGAGGAGGATATGGAAGGTGATACAGACGATACATACATAAATGAGATTGAAAAATTAGACAAAATTATTGTGAAACAAGTAACGCCTTATACCGACGAGGATATAATTCGCAGTGGTTATAACATTGTATTTGATGCGATGAATATATTAGACTCTATACGCGAGAGACCACTTGACGAAACAAATGAACTTCATATATTGCAAATACTTAATTTTTCAGTAGAGGACATAATATTATTAAGGCGTAACCATAATATTGATGAGCTTATTAGATATGAACAAATACGACGAATTGTCGCAGCGAATTTAATTCCAGTATTTGTAGACATTCTAGCTAGAGAAAGTGCTGTTTATGAAACGTATGATCAACACATGATAAATTTGAGGAAAATGATAACCAGTATGTTTGAAATACACAAAAAACTATCCGTGATTGACGAAACAGAATTTAACAAAAGGATGCTTTATGAACTGAGTATCCAAATTCGCAAAAAATATACTCCCGCCGTCAACCTGAACGCCCTTTATGAATATATAAATGATAAACCGTTCCAAGTGGTAAATCCCATTTTAACCTCATTCTACACCACTTTTCCGTTGCTTTTTTCGGATGTAAATGTATATCTCAAAAAAAGTGCGCAGGCAACAATACCCGCAACAAAGGCAACTAAAAGCGTGCAACCAGTAAAGAGCACACAAGTCGCATCGATTGGAAAAACCCCCGTCCCAATTTCTAATGTTGAAAAACAAAAACGTTTACAAATGCTAAAAAATTTTAAAAAGCCAATTCTTAATTATATAATCTTGTTTCTCAATCAAGAACAACAAGAAACATTTTATGATGATCATGACTTTATAGCGATTCTAGTTTGTGCAAATAAATTGCGTGAAATAGATAATATCGCTTTATCGAGAAGTAGAGCTCCTCAATCATCAATGGTATTACGAGATATACCCTTTTTTGAAACGCTTGCGCAGATTATAGTTAACAAAGAGAGTAAAGCACCAAAAAACAAATCACGACGTAAAAAGCCTCCTAACAACGGCGGAAAAAAAACCCGAAGAAAGAGACATATCCAAACAAAGACGACCAAGAAACTGCGATATGTAACCAAAACTGCCCAAAGAAAGAAAACCAAAAACGCGAATCGTTCCAAGACGCGCAGAAAACGCCATAATTAAGTATCTCTCAAAATATATACCCCGCATGACCGAAACCACCAACATTCATCTAGACATACCCGATTCCATCGAAGTTGATAAAAAGGTTTTGAAACGTATGGTTTTCGTGATGAATGCTCTGGAAAAGGGGTGGTCGGTAAAAAAAGTAGACGACGAATATATTTTCACCAAAAAACACGAAAATAAGCGCGAAATATTTAGAGAAAATTATTTAGAAACATTCATTCAAACCAACTTTGATATGGACATCTTGCAAATAAAATAATGCAACCTTCATTTTGAGACTATTTCCACATATTCTCAAACTATTGTAAACGTCGCTCGATACACGAGTGCATTGTGACGTCAATTGAACCTAAAACATATAATTATGCAGTCGGTCACAAAAAGTCTACCGGTTCATTCTAGACCACCCTCGAGTCAAAATAGTTTAGCGAAAAGTTGTTTTAAAAAGGGCACACGGAAAATTCCGTTTTTCCGGCGTGCGACCCTAGATTTACCCGCTAATCATGATCATGCGAAACGAAAAATTCTGTAAAACCCGACATTTAACGATAATAAATGAATTAATTCCATTTTTCCAAAATTATTTTCTAGAACAAGAGTATAAAGAGAAAGCAATGGCTGGAGCACTCATGCAACTCGTCGCCTACGGCGCACAAGACGTTTTTCTTACCGGTACCCCCGAGATCACTTTCTGGAAGGTGTCTTACAGACGCCACACCAACTTCGCTATGGAGTCTATTGAGCAGACCTTCTCCGGCCAAGCCGATTTCGGCCGCCGCGTGACCTGCACCATTTCCCGTAATGGTGATTTGTGCTACCGCACTTATCTTCAGGTGACCCTTCCTGAGATCAACCAGGGAATGAGCTCGCCTGTTAACAGTGTGTATGCTCGTTGGTTGGATTTCATTGGTGAGCAACTTATCGCTCAGGTGGAGGTTGAGATTGGTGGCCAACGTATCGACCGCCAATATGGTGACTGGATGCACATCTGGAATCAGCTTACCATGTCTGCTGAGCAACAGCGCGGTTACCAGCAGATGATTGGTAACACGACCCAACTTACTTACATCACCGACCCCTCCTTCGCCAATGTGTCGGGTCCTTGCTCTGCTTCCGGAGGTCCTTCCCAGGTGTGCGCTCCCCGTAACGCCCTCCCTGAGACCACCCTTTACATTCCCCTTTTGTTTTGGTTCTGCAGAAACCCCGGACTTGCACTTCCATTGATTGCTCTCCAATACCACGAGGTGAAGATCAACATTGATTTCCGCCCCATCGGTGAGTGCTTGTGGGCTGTGAAGACCCTCAGCACTGGTTCTGGTTCTCAGTCCGTGTCCGCTGCCTACCAGCAATCCCTGGTTGCCGCTTCTCTCTACATCGACTATATCTTCCTTGATACCGATGAGCGCAGAAAGATGGCCCAGAACCCCCACGAGTATTTGATTGAGCAGCTCCAGTTCACTGGTGATGAGTCCGTCGGCTCTTCCAGTAACAAGATCAAGCTCAACTTCAACCATCCTTGCAAGGAGCTCATCTGGGTCGTGCAGCCCGACGCGAACGTTGACTACTGCTCTTCTCTCGAGGGTGGTCAGACCTTGTTCAAGACCTTGGGTGCCCAGCCTTTCAACTACACTGACGCCATCGATGCCCTTCCCAACGCCGTTCATGCGTTCGGAGGTCAGTCAGAGACCTCTGGTTCCAACGCCTTCATCACCTCCGGTGGTCTATTCCAAGACCCTGGAGCCATGGGTGGATCCGCCGCTGGATTACAATGGTCTACCTCTAGTATGGGTAACCCCAATGTCTTCACCGCTGAGGCCGGTTCTGGTGCGGCTGACTACGGTACCGCAACTGAGGGTTCTTACGTCTCTGACGCCGGAACCTTTGTTCTTGCTGAGACCGCCCTCGACATGCACTGCTGGGGTGAGAACCCTGTCGTCACCGCTAAGCTCCAGCTTAACGGACAGGACCGTTTCTCCGAGCGTGAGGGATCCTACTTCGATGTTGTTCAGCCTTTCCAGCACCACACTCGTTCCCCCGACACTGGTATCAACGTCTACTCCTTCGCCCTTCGCCCCGAGGAGCACCAACCCTCCGGAAGTTGCAACTTCTCCCGTATTGATAACGCCACCCTTCAATTGGTTCTTTCTTCCGCCACCGTCGGTGGAACCGCCACTGCTAAGGTTCGCGTCTATGCTACCAGTTATAACGTGTTGAGAGTAATGTCAGGCATGGCTGGTGTCGCGTATTCCAATTAAATTCACTGCATTATGGTGTGTGTATATTTTAACTCTGTGTTAAAAATGTAATCTTTGTATAATTTCAAAATTAGTAATTATACAAATTCAATAAAATAGTTCTACTATTTCTACCGTTTTATGGGGAATATTATTTATCCAATATTCAAGTTGTTGAAGTAACATATCTATTCGTGTGAGCCATTCGTCATGTTTACTTTTTGATATATCCAATACACCATACCCGTTAATTCGCCAACACGATGTTACTTTTTTTCCTTCTTGATTCACATATGCGTCCGGATTAAATCGGATGAATACTACTGGTCTATGCCCGATATCTTGTGAAATTTCCATCAATCGTTTGTTTTGACACGAACAATCATAGGTAGTATGTTTATTCTCATCGACTTCAACAATGATTACATGACTTCCCAAATCTAAAAGCAAATCGGGTCTCCTTTTGGAACAACCATCTTGTATCTTCTTATCGAAAATCCAATTAAAATCTGGATATTTTTCAAGAACACGTTGAACCACGTCATTCTCCTTTGTTTTGAAATTACGGGATACTTGGATTTCAGGACAGTAATGAATGCAACATGGTAAACAATATCCATCGTATTTTTTAATTCCCCGAGTCTCACAAAGGGGTGCTTTGCAAAGTTCAGATCCATCACATATTTTACATCGAGATTTCTTTTTGTCATGAATACAAAACATATTCCCTCCACATTCTAGACAATTTTGTCGATTTTTGTTATGCTCGCAGATTGCTGAACCAAAACACTCGACGCATCGTCTTCTTCGCTTTCCATGTTCACAAATAGAGGTGCCGCCACAAGACACACAATTGTTTTTTTCGCTACCGTGGGGGCATATACTATTTCCGTTACACATTTTACATCTATCTTTTCTTCGTGGTGTATCATTATGTGTTTCATCAAAGCATATTCCAGTTCCTTTACATGCGATACAGTCGTGTTTTCGTCCACCATGTTCGCATTTTGGAGCCGGTCCTCCCATTTATATATTCGTATTATATAGTTACGAACTTAATACTATAAATTCCTAAATGTTCTCTTCCAATTTTTCCCGTTCTCCCTTCAATTTTTCCTTTTTGTTCAAATAAGCAGTTCTAGCATACTCCTTCTTTTTTTCTGGAGTAGGCGTATAATTCGTTTTTTGTACATACTCCTTAACCCGCTTTTTATGCGCTTCTTTATTATTTTCATAATATTTTTTGTTATGCGATAAATATTTATTCAATTGTTCCTGTGTGGACTGTAATTGAGTTTTTAGAGACAAAACCTCGTCTTCCAGCTCCTTTATTTGTGCGTCACTGTCCATATTATACTGTCTAGTGAAAAATATTTAAATATTTTGTGTAAATATACTATACGCCCCACAAATGGATTTCATAAAAACTCACGAGCAATGGAGAAGAAAGCAATTCAACATATTTTACGGTTCGGGAAGACCCATATTCAACATTAGTACAGAAACTGAACATTTACGATCTCATCAAAATCCCCTTTACGCCAAAGACCCATATATTCGTACGGTTATTTCCGATAGGTCGGCTACATTGCCGATGAACGTATGAAGACAATTCTCGAATATGTAAATATTTTACATATTTTACCAAAAACAAATATAAACATTACTCCTCTATTCTTTTGTATACTTCTATAAAATGTCTATGAAAACGCATCAAACTCGTGCATCGCACACACAAAACGATTTGTTGATGAATTGTCTCATGGACTTTTATGCAGACAAGGCAAAGTTGCATCAAATGATGAGCATTATCAACGGCGAATCGAACATCTCCCTTCGTATTGTAGATTGGTTTGTAACGAATTATGCTAAAAAATATTACACTATTTACGAGCTTCCGATAGAGCGAGGAGGGACATCGAGATTCAAGGTATACAACGACTACAAGTTGAAGTTGAAGGCATATTCGAAGAGAAGATTTGACCCTTTTTGTCGATGGGAACGTATTACAATTCCGTATGATGATGCGAACTACATGGAAACGACGATTGGCCAGCTCAATTTCTTTAAGTGGGCGATTGAACACCAGATCGTAGACTACATTACGGAAAATTACGCTGAAATTGAGAAAGACATGAACGAACGCAATAGTATTTCCAAGAAGAAAACGGGCACCGCAGACAATAATGAAACCGTCGAAATCGCATTGGTCGGGGATAACGGAAAAACCCGTAAAAAGCGCGAAGAGTTGTCTATTTCTGCATGCAAATGTATCAAAAAGGAGATTGTGAAAATTGTTGTAACATTCAACTAGAAATAGCAGCATGTAAATACGCCATAAAATTGAAAGGCTTATAGCGTATTTTATAACATCAACCAACTTAAACCATAGGAGAATGAACCAAGATAGATGTGTATTTTGCAATTGTGCGTCGCACACTGCGACCCATTGCAATAGTAACATGCATGGGCGGCGTGACCTGCTCAATGATATAGCGTGTGATTTTACACTTCAGGAAGCCCGGCCGTGTTTTGATTCGTTCCACATCAACGAATTGAGATACATTGCTTCAACGTATCACGAACACCAGCGCCGTGTCGTGTTTTCGCGCACCCAATTCGACAAACAAACGAAAAAGAGGCTGATCGCAACCATTCCGATGACCCTTACCAAAACCCGAATTGTGCGCGAGCTTTTGAATCGATGGGAGTTATACGAGCCAATTCGCGCAGCGAAACGCGAAAAGCCAGAGGATGATGATTGCCCGATTTGCATGGACGCCATGATCGCGTGGGATTGGAATCATCGTAAAATGATGTGGGAGTCAGATACTCCACCAAACAAACTCAGTTCGGATCATCCCCACGTGGGTCATATAGTCACCAAATGCGGCCATAAATTCTGCGGGGGCTGTTGGCGGTTGCATCTTACTTCGAACGCCAAGTGCGAGTATCATGAGGATGATGACTGGACGCATACACCCGTCGGTCGAATATATGTGGCGTGTCCGTTATGCAGAACAAGTATCTACATCGCGGCTCATGATCAACCACCCGTCGCAGTTGGACTCGGGCTGGCGATTTGAAATATACAGCCAGATTAGATAGATTAGATTAGATTCAATAAAAAAGGATAAACAGACCTTTTTTATTGTGTGCGTATGATAATATTTATTCTTTCTCCTCGACATCGTCGTGCAAATCGATTTGAGGTGGGTTGCTATCATATTCATCACTATATCCATGGCACGAATATGTCCGCATAATGGGCGGAGGAACTCGCGGTTGATATACATAGTCACTTTGCAAAACAATTGGCTGATGAACTGTATCTGTGATATGAACTGTATCTGTGATATGAACTGTATCTGTGATATGAACTGTATCTGTGATATGAACTGTATCTGTGATATGAACTGTATCCGCGTATCGCGCGATAATCTTTTTATAATCCGTAATAATTTGCGCTGCATGTGCAAAATACTCTTCATGTGCGAGAGCAGCGGAATAATCCGCATCAAGTTCTTCCGGGTCGTTAAAATACCCTTCCTGTACTATCCGAATTTGTTCCTTGTATTCGGAAATTGTTTGCTCGAATTGGGATACATCGACGATGCAGGATTTCACCAGATAATGCAGATATTTTAAGTCGTCTGCCGTTCCGGATCGTTCGAGCAGTTTCAATTGTTGAATGGTTGACTGCATAAGTCCAATTGAAGAGTCGCACATCTGTTTTGTAATTGGTATCAATAATTCAATGTCCATCTTGTTGGAATGAGTGTTTGACCAAATATATGAATACAAAAGCCTTTCAATTTTATGATACGCACGTTCAATTGTATGTTAAACTATATAAAAGTTAGTTGTGTGAAAAATGATATGCGTTCGACTTGCGCTCAGTGTAGTTTTCGCGACAATTGTGAGGAAGGCGCAGATTGTATCAAATGCGAGGGATGGTTATGCAAAAAATGTATGCGGGTTGAATCAGGTAACCATTCATGCACGGAATGTTTACCCGAGACAAGTGTAGTTGTTTCCAAAAAAACACCCGCGCAGCCCTCTAAATCCCCGCCCGAAAAAAAAGAAAAACAAGATTGATTCGACGACTACGTGAATCGAATGATATTTTACATACCGTCCAACAAAAACAGGGCGTCCCCTGCGATTGCTTTCCGTTTTCGAGACGGCATTCGCCTACTATAAACCAGTCGAGCCGGAATATTTCAACTTGAACTACCCCATTAATGTATATAAATCCATTCTATGGGTATTATATTCATGAAGTAGTCCCTTATTATCCATGTAGCGCAATTCTAAGCTACACTGAGGCATCATGCTCCGACCAAATTCATCCAAGCAACAAGTACACTTATGGTTCTAAGGACCGGTTGCAGATAATATCACGTCAAATTCGTTTTCTTGATGGGGGCCAATCCACCAATCCAACAAATTACCGCATACAATCGGCGAAGATTATGTGCGTTTAACTGATATACCAGACTTCATTGATTTTTACATTACACAGAGGGAACGGGACGAATTGTGATAATGAATTCGTCCAGGTATACACTCAAGAACTACGTAATATTAACTGCCGATAAAGCTCACGTAGTCTTTATACATTTATTAATACCCTTCATCCGAATGCCTTCCATTTTTTACACTGTCGATGGAAGTGCTTTTCACGCTATCTATGTCTAACTTTACCTTAAAACCAATAGACAAGCCAAGTTAGTAGCTTATCTGCTGTTCGTCCATATGTAAAATAGTCTTTCAATTTTATGCTAACATTTGTTGTTTGATGAATCGAGCCTTTTTACGAGGTTGTAAATGGTATCAATTCTACGGCCGATTTATGGTAAAATTTAGTTACCGCAGTATTTTTATTGGAATATGTTCGAGTTTACTCTATACACTAGTTTTTCTTGGTTTACAGTATCCTTGTTTTTTTCTAGAATTTTGTCTAATTGATGTACAAATGTATGGCTTAATTTATACATTGTATCAGCATTACCTATATAAATGTTATCAATTCCACAGCGTTCTTGGTCAAACATAAATACATTTTTGGTAAATTTTGTTTTGATGTGTTTTTTTAGAAAATCGACGATCTGCGTATCTGTAAAGTTGTTGCTGTTACTTAATACGTCAAATCTACAATTTACAACTAATTCAGACTTGTCTATATCTGCACTATTATGAATAGAATGTATTATTTTATGTTTTCCATACCAATAGTTTTTCCAGCCGGGATTGATTTACATAAAATATATTCTGTAAACTAAACGCTCCTGTATTTTCATGCGTTGCTTACGGTGCAATAATGGTATAAAATTGAATGGCTTTTTACGTTATTTTCGGTCGTCAAACCACAACACAACACAATATAATATAATACAATGACTGAGCTTGCGACCGTCGACCTGGAATGCATCGTCTGCATGGAAATTTGCGTCACCGTCACCGAATGTGATCATTCTCTTTGCAGACGATGTTATAAATCGGTTATTACGCATTCGCGGTCGAATATGCGAAGATGTCCTTATTGCCGCAAAGAACACCTCGTTCTTAGCCAGGTTGAACGGGTTCTTACCGCAGAACAACGCGATATCCATTATCGTATTTTGCTCGAATCGTTCAATGAAATGTATGCCGTTTGCGCACCCCATCCGCAATTGAAGAAGATAATACTTGAATATGGGCTCAATCGCGTGGTCGATCAGAATAATCGTGAAATCGATTACAGTTGCCCATTGTATGATGCGAATCGTGAATCGATGGGCACTCTCGGGGAAATAAAGGGCAAGTCCTACAATAGAAAGGTGGTCAATAAACACGGTGTATTGCTAGGGGACGTAGATGATGTTGCCCTATATTATGATACGGACGTTACGTATTTTGCATAAAAAATATAAATTCAGATATGGTGTTTTTTATATGTGCATAATATTCTACATAGTTCATTCTTCGCCACACATTTCGTTGGCCATTTGTTTCATATACTCCCCGTCAGGTCGATACTTTTCCATCAAATCGTAAGGATGTTGATAATATTTCCGCAATAAATCTAATAGGTTGCAGAAGACCTGTTCGCTATGATACATACTGGCCGCCTCCATATGATTGCACGGACCACCATAGTCAATACCGCGCTGGATATTTGCTTGAATCGCATTTCGTAGGAGGTCGTTCGTCAATGGCGTATTCATGTCTATAAGCAATTGACCAAACAAATAGTATTTTCCCGTTGACCACGGTTGCTTGGTATCCTCAATATATTTAGTCAATGCGACTGTGTTCACCCCTACGAAATCCGATTTAAATTTACGCGTGATATAGTCGTTCAGCTGAATCAAGCTTGGATGTATCGCACCCACAAATGGCTGTCCGGTCAAGAAGTCGTTCGAAATTGCTGGTAATGTAAATGCGCTCATTTGAATTGTCTGTGTTATATTCCTCTAAGAAAACACTTTCAATTTTGTAACAAAACTCATGTTACATGTATATCAGTCCAACCTCGAGATTGGAATAATCGATTCTCATAACGTGAATACATAAAAAATAGAATAAACATTCTCTATTTTTTATTTGTGTGCGTATGTGTATTTTTTACGTTCTTTCCCATAGCTCATCGACGAGCCCATATTTCAAGCACTTATCCGATTCCCACCATAAATCGTGCTTCAATACTTCACTCAATTGCTTCTTCGGGATGTTCGCATGTTTCTTGTAGATATCGAGAATCTTGTTCATCAACAAGGCGTTGTTTTCATGCTCGTCTTCCAATTCACTCATCTTTCCCCATGATCCGGCCGATAATTGATGGATCAACATGTGAGCATTGGGTCGGATGTATCGCTTGGCTCCAACTACACTGATGAGTGTTCCGGCTGAAGCAGATGCGCCTTCAATGACGGTGTGAACGGGCACTTTGCATGCTTGAATCACATCGATTGCGGTGAGTGCATCGAATACGGATCCGCCAAACGAGTTGATATGAAGATAAATTGGAATCGGATCTGTGCATAAATTGTGAGCTAGCACAATATTCTCGATCTCTGCCTTGCGAATGAGTGTAATCATTTCAAAGATCGCATCTCGGTCGACTTCCGAGTGAAAGTAGATGTGGTTATTTTCCTTTGTAATACGGCAATTGTCCCCGTCTGCGAGACATACAGAATCATCATCCGATTCCTCGGCATTTTTGATGATAATCTGTGGTTTGCTCTTTGCAGAACGGGCGGCCTTGGTGTTGCGCGGGTTGAATTGATACATGATAGTAAATCAGTCAAGAGTTTATCAGACATATGTGTCTCAAACAAGAATCAATTTTGTTACATATAGATGGAACCTCTCTAATCCATTTGATTATATATCTTCATTTTTTCTGTTAAGAATATACGTCCTTCATGAAACAGCGTGAGAGATACAATCGCCTTTGCTATACCAAGTCCTTGGCCTCTGAATATTCCTTTCATTCCAAATTTCGACATGTCCACCATCAATTCTTTGCATGCTTCCACTACACTAATTCGTTTCCCCGAAATGGAACTCGTTTGCATGATTACCTCCAATCTTGAAAGCGGATTTGTCGCTATCACATAGATGGGACTCACTATAGTCGATGCGATTAGGTTTGTCGCGGATTTTCCGAGGCTCGATTTTGTGCCTAACTCAGTCTGTATATATTTTTGTAGTTGCGGTTGACCCACCAATCCTAATATAGCACTTGTAAATGAATGACCCATAAGTGGGACGGTTCCTCTGAACAACGGTTTGTAATTCTGCAGACGCGATTCCCGAATGATTTCCATGACGGGAGTTTCCTTTCCAGTTGTCCTAAAGTTTGACCGCTGTTGTTTTTCAATCATACGAACTGGATTAATAAAGGGTGCAGATAAGATTGATGCAGTAGTTGCGGCTGCGAAACCTGGCTCGCCGGATGACCCAGTTACAGTGGTATATCCCAGTAAAATACCGAACTTTGGGACGCGTTTCAATAAAACGCCTATCATACGTGGGGTCAAACCAGACAAGGATGCGCCAACTGGCGATTTCTTGAATACTTCATTTGCCTCTTTCGTAGCCATTGCTGGGCTCACTATTTCTCCGGATGCGTTCTTGGCGTATTGTTGCACCAGTTGACGATATGCGGTTACGGGATTATCGCCAACGGTTTGAATAGCAGAACCGCCTAGATAACAAACAAAGTTTTGAAACGGCGACACGCCGTTTTTCTGGACATCAAAATATCCCTTAAACATGTTTATATTATAGGAACATGTTTTCTTTTTATAGCAAATATATGGTATATTTACTGAGGAACTGGAAAGGGTCGTTGGTCGCCTTCTATAATTAGGTCGCGGGGCATAATAAGCGGAACTTTTCGGTCAACAATGGATAATGTATTTAATTTCTTTAGATCAGGCTTCACAGGTGCATGTGGATTGACTAGATTCGTAGAACCAATCCCAAAGAGGAAAGACTCAATATCATTGGGATTTCCGGCCAATTCCGTATCAGGGACGCGGCCCTGGATTAAACCGCTGCCCGCGAGTAACGTGGGCGTAGCAATCGCATATTCCCGATTTGTGCTATATTGCACTTGTTGAATGTATGATTTTTGCTGCACATAGTAATCGCCGGGTGTATTTTTGTTTCTCGTAGACGCCATTTGTATACTATATGCACATAAAAACGAGTCTTCATGTTACCGAATTTTCGCATATAGTTCACAATATGCTCGGTTTTGTTCGGTAAAATCTGCCGGGTTTGTTCGATAAGACAATATGCAATTGTGAAACAACGCCATGTAATCGTATGAAAATAACACTGCTAAACCGATATCACGATCGGTCGAAAACATCTTGGAGGCCGCTATATCATACAACTGTTGGAATTGTGGATGATGACTGGTGATTCCGTATACATAATCCATTGCCTTAGAAGACGAATCCATATCATAATCGTTTTCATCTTGAGTTACGGTGTCTATTTCGTCATTGTCGAGTTCTATATGAGTCATAAAAAAAAGCCGACGCAAACAATTGCGATATTCAAGGTCATTTGTATAGTGAATATCCGTCAATTCTGCATTATATACAGGGTTTGTCGACATAATAAACAATTTCAACGCAAAGGTTTAAATTGTTTTTTTCTATAATCCAAAAATCTTCTCAAAAAGTGTAAGCGGTTTTCTACTTTTTTTTGCGGTTTGGCGCGCATATTTGCGCGTATGTCTGGTATCGAAGTTTCGTTTCCCGTAAGAGCGTCGCTTATTTGAATACCTTTTGGTATATCGTTTGCCGCCGTGAATATGATCCGTGCCTTTGGACATTATAGTTTATCGCGAGAAAAGTAGCTCGTAGTCATTCATACGCAAACTCATATTTACAGTCGTCGAACCATTTTGAACTTTCTAAATCGCACCGTTCGATGGGCGACCTTTTGTAGATAAATCTCCGTCCAAGGGGGCGCGCGTATCCGCACCTCCTCTCACCCACCCTCTCATCGCACTTTCTTCAATGCGAATACCAGTCTTCTCTTCCATGTCTTTACTGGAAGGATGCAATGTGTAACCCATGAAACTCTGTGCAGTGACGGTCGACACACTCTTCTTCTCGCCCATTGGCTCGCCCTCGCGCAATTGCAATTCTAATACAGGATCCCCGGCACCTCTTCCTAAATAAGGGACAGTCAGAAATTGACGTTCCATTAAATTCAAACGTCCTAAAGCGCGTTCCTGTTCTGTTTTCAAAAGTAGTAATGTCTCGCCCTCTACATTATTTCCACCAACACCTCCACCAATCACTCCAATAGGCACAATCGCAGGTTGAGAAGTTGCGAATCGAATCGATTCATCCTGGTTAGTATTGCTAAAATAGTTCATGGTTGTGTAGCTAGCATAACGTTCGTTTTGCAAGGTAGATTGCTTCATAGTAGACCCATCAGCCTCAATGCGGTCTTGGTTATTAAAATTGTAATTGCTAGCAGACATACTCTTTTATATAATTCCCATATATTTTGTATGTGGTAATTGTAATTTATTGTGGTAATTGGATTTCCTATCTCAAAATATATCGGGGATTATCTCGAGCGGCGGCAAAATCGTTTCCGTCTTTTGCGGAAATCATATTACCATAGCAAAATTCGGCAAACCCCGCCTGGTCATTTGGTATTGTCGTATTTGATGTGCTATAAAATTGGCGCATAGACTGCTCAAGTTCAAGATTGGAGTTAATATCGCTGTATAATTTTTTTATAATGTCGGGTTGGGTTGGGTTCAAATCTTGCACAAGTTGCTTAGTGGTATCAGTAATATTTTGTCCACCCGCTTGTGTAAATGCAGGAGGTGCAGGTTTTTTCTTCGGGTTGTAATCATAATCGGTTAACAATACATTTGATAATGGGTTATCTGCAGTGGGCAAATCGAATGTTTCGTCAAAGTTACCTTTTACGTCAATGATCGGGCCTTTATAATTATAGAGACGGGCATGTCTGACCAATTCGTTCAATTCAGTGTGTTTATCATTGCTAAAACCTTCCTTTTGTTTTGTTTTGCGGTCGCATCTTTCTTTTGCTTCCTTAGAACGGATGTAATATAATAGGTATATGGCTATCGTAGTCATGGCGGCGATGGATATGATCCGAGTATTATGCGTGAACAAATATGAAACCATGGTTAATACAAAAACTGTTCGTGTGATTGCGTTCAACTTTTGATAGAAAGACATATCGTCAGTTGGAAAAAATTCGGTTATATATGCTGGTTTTACTAGGATATTCGGGTCTTCGCTCCAAAAGGGAATTGGTTTCTTCTTAAATCGGTCGGAAGGTGAAGATGCGGATGATACATTTGACGGAGGCTCACCCTTTTCCTTATCAATCTCCTCCGTTTCAATCATTTTTTGTGTAGAATCTTCTAAATTATATGTTAGTGCGTCGTCATTAACTGATATTGGATTAAAAGAAGTATTCATATATATATTCTTTGCTATAAAAAAGTAGGCATTTCACCTATCCCATATATTAGATTTTGGGTTTGCATTTTTCTTCTATCTGAAATGTTTCACATTTTGTCGTTTGCGGAACAATTTTCAGTATGCACTTTGCCTTCTCACCATATACCGGTTCAGTGCATCCCTTTTCTTCATGGGCATTCGGTTTACGCATAGTTCTACATCTGGATCGAAAATTCTCGTAACGATCGCGCACTTCTCCGTAGGTTAGCCCCGATTTCTTTCCGAGCATATCGTTAATTATTTCATGCAATTTATATATGTATCGCGAAAACGTATTTCGATTCTTCATGTGTTTATACAGCAATGGGTGACGCTTAAAATTTTTGCACAGATTGGCTCTACATTTACCGCATGGTAAAACATACACCAAATTCAAAATGTGTTCTCTGTATTGTCGTTTTTGCGCGCACGTTGGGTGTACAGGATAATTGAAGCTCATTGTGTGGAGGAAATGCCACGTCCCTGGCCCCCACACGCTCGTCAACATTCCATCGTTTGATTGATAGTGTTTTCGCGTAAAATTATTTTTGTGTGTTCTTTTATTGCGTGTTTTAGACATGTTATACTATTATGATACATTTTCAAACGGCGTATTTCTAAATTTCGCGGTATGAACTTCACGTTACAATGAATGAATAAAAAATATGGTTATATTATATAATATGCCCACCGACATAATAAACACACTTTACCTGGATTTCGTAAAACCTTACCAAACGCATATACTCACTCTTTTTATAATTCTCATTTTTGTGGTGGCTGCATTGCTCGCATATAAATGGTTCATTCAGCCTACCGTTGAGAATCTAGATGCGTCGGATATATCAAACGGAAACGCGCGCTTGAGTGAAACTCAAGTGTATTTCTTTTACGCCGACTGGTGCCCACATTGCAAAAAAGCGAAGCCTGAATGGGACCAATTTATGAAACAGTATAACAACAAAACTGTCGGCACTTATCAAATCATCCCCATCGGCGTTGATTGTTCCGAGGGTGAGAATCCTTTGATTCAGAAGTATGGCGTTGATGGCTATCCCACAGTTATTCTCCTCAAAGGCGACCAACGGGTTGACTATGACGCCAAAATAACATACGACAATCTCTCCAAATTTGTCGAAGACTTGTTACAATAGTCGGGCGGCCAAGAATTCTTGCGCCGCATCAACACCTTTCTGTATCGTCTCTCTCCTGTATTTGTCTGAAGCTGCGAATTCATACAAACTCGACGCCGTAATCGGTTCCATTAATATATCGATCTGATTTTTGATTCTAATACACGGTTCATCTTCATGTTCACTCTTCAAATCTTGCATCGCACACTCTAGTAATTTGTTGAATACGTGCATAAAATAGTCGATCAAATTCGATCCCGATGTAACAAACGCAGTAGGCTCTTTCGGACTCACTTTATTTATTCCCAACACCTCTTCATCTCGAACATTCGATTGTTTTAAACATTCGCGTAGTGGATAATTTAATAGAATTCCTCCGTCTATGAATGATTCGCCTTCCACGCATAATGGTTTTAAAAAGATGGGTAGGCTCGACGAAGTGTATACCGCATCCACTATTCTCCAAGATGGGTGCGTCTTGTGTGAAATGGACCTTAATTGAAAACTGTTCAACTCGCATGTATAGAAATACATGTTTATTCCAGTTTTATTGTAAAATTCTTCCAACGTCACATCAATATTTATGTCTTTTCCAAGAAAGAGCGGTTTCAGCCCGGATTCAACTATCGTTTGGTCAAATATTCCGCAATTATCGTATGCGTTTAGTAATGATTGTATATCATATTTAAATAAAATGTTCCAGGGGCGGCGAATTATATACGTATCCAATGTCTCCCAGTCATATCCCAATACTATCATGATCGCAATTATACCGCCGATGGAAGTGCTGTGAATATCTGTTATGTTTTTGATGTCCCAGAATCTTCGCTGGTTTGTTTCTTTTAATGCGCCGTATGCTGCGATTCCATATGTTCCACCTCCTGCTAACACTAGGTGTTTTATCACATGTATATTTGTATGTTCGGCACTTTCTATATTTATCGCATCATCGTGAATTTCTTCCATAATATTGATAATGCGCATATACATTTATACTTTTTTGTCGCTCCATTATATTAGAATCCATGTCCTCTTTTCTATTTACGACCGATAGTGATAATGTTGAACATATTAACATAGATGAACTCTATGAGAAAAAGCAGAAACGCGATTTGCGACAGGTTTCCATTTTTAATAAAATTCTAAATCGAATTCATAAACGTATTACATTAACCGGTCGAAGCAAAGTAAATGAGAAACACATATGGTTTACAATTCCGGAATATATTTTTGGTGAACCTGTTTACGACAAGGCGGAATGTATTGCATATGTTGTCGCAAAGCTCGAAGCCAATAAATTTCATATTCGATATGTTCATCCCAACACCCTCTTTGTTTCATGGTCAAATTGGATCCCGAGTTATGTGCGCGACGAATATCGAAAAAAAACCGGTGTTTCAGTCGACGAATTTGGGCAGGTCGTGTCTAAGAAGGCCGACCTTATTCAATCGTCTGAATCAACTGATCCAAATGCACGTATGTTGAATACCGGCACCGTCAACGAAAAATCGCAGAAGCAGTATCCGTCGATTCATCAATACAAGCCGACCGGAAATTTAGTATATAATCCCGACATGTTCAACAGTATCGAGAAAAAAACAAGTTAGACCAAGAATAGCGAGCGTATCCATTGATATTTGGGCGAATCATAATAGGATGTATCATATAGGTGTCCTAGCACAAGTCCAATAATGTTTGTTTCGTCAAACGATTCTAGGTGAGCTTCTTTGATTTGTTTTCGAACCACATTTTTGTGATATAATATGTGGTTTTCGCTATATTCGCCGGTCGCATTTGAGTCTTCTTGGACATTCTCCCATTGAATGTGACCATCTTGTAACAAATATTGTAGAATGTATATGACTGATATGCAATCGTCGCGTCTAGAAGGGTCTTCGCCCTTATGAATATGAATGCTCACAAATTTAGGCGTGCCTAGAATATACGAACTGGGTGGTCTTGGAGGATATGGATTATGTTTGTCGTCCAAGTATACAGTAGATAATCCAAAATCGATTAGAAAAAGGTCACCATTTCGCAACATAAAGTTTTGAGGTTTGATATCACGGTGCAATACACCAAATTGATGGACGGTTTCCAAGATATCGATCATTTTAGATGCATATTCCAATACACGAATCTTGGACATTTTGTCCTTTCTTATGGCGTCTTCCAATGATAAATCATACATCGGCATTACCAATGTGAAATTGTTCGCATATATTCCATACCAATACACAATCGGAGTGTTTATAGACCCTTTTGAATAAAGATAGTTCAATATGCTTGTCTCATGCTTCAATGTTCGCATCTCTGTGTCCAAGATTTCCATTTTTATAGCAACATCTTCTCCGGTTTTCACGTATTTACCCCTATAAATGGAACCAAACCGTCCACTACCAATCTTGGACATTGGAGTATATTTGTTTGCTATGATAGAGGTATTCATTCTTATTCTAACATTACACCTGTGTTTTTATGTTATTATACTATAGTATGGAACCAGTGGTGTTATTTAATACACTCTTGTATTTATTATTACTTGCGTTTTTCGGATATATGATCGGATGTTATCTTTCAGTGCCGCATATTGTGCGCGAAGGGGCGCGAACGCTTCCCAGACCCGTGATAGACCCGATTACAAAGGAACAAATCTTGGACATTCAACCATTACCCCCCTATTTTGGTGAAACACTTAACCAGATGATTGATAAAAATATATCCAATTATTTCGATAAGAGGGGGTATCCATATATCGATACGATTGATCGATATAGCACCCTGTGTATCGAAAATCCAACCGACGGTAAATTGGGTGTAATTACAGAGGAGAATAAGCGCAAATTAACCGACATTGGATACTATTTTATAAACATAGTCATTCCAAACATCCAAACAATCGATAATCCAAGACCCGACCTTATATGGCCTCCTATTCGGTGGACAGGAAATGCGACGTTCACGACGCAAGTGCAACCTACCGCCACCTATAAAATATACATGGGTCAGGCTTGGTCATCATATGGTAATGACCTGGATGGGGTGTCCAAGGATACAATTGACTACAGTCTGAATTCTGGAACACAGGATGATTCTAACACTGATACAACTTCAGGTGGTGGCGATGGTGGAGGAAGTGGAAGCGGGGCTGGAAACGGGGGATGCCAGCCGGATTCGGACTGTAGAATTGCTTGTCCAGGCAGCTGTTTAGACGGTATTGCATCCGCATGGGAGGAAACCGATAAGGCAAGAACAGATGCGGCGTCAACTACTTCCACAACCACCTCGGGTGAACCAACATCTTATACGTATTCCAACTATAGTCAAAACACAAACAACTTACCGGGCGTTTCTTCATTGAAAGGCGGGTCAAATGTATTGATCATTGGTGACGTCGAAGTAGATGGATTTCAGACAACGGATGTAGATGTAGACCCTTCAATAACTATCCTCAACGACCATGCGGTTGAATTTATCAACAAATATTTTATTGCTTCTGGACCAAATCAAGGCAGACCTACACAACTAGCCATAGACGAGTTAAATCTATATTTCAAAAGCAAGGCTCCTATGGATGGAATCCACATGAACAAAATGCGCGACATTGTCTATTATATTTTGCAATCTATTATTCCGGGTTTACCAACCCGCACACTCCCGCGAGCCTACGTAGAATGGCGACCGATCCATTGGCTAAGTCGTTCTGAACCAAAGACCGCAAAACCGCGAATGTTTGCATCGCCGGCCGTAAGTAATTTTGACTAATTATTGTGATTGGATATTTCATATACTATATTCTTCATACATAGTATATGAGCAACAACATTTTACATACCATCGATTCTGCAATAGAACACATATCGGCGCCGGTCTATTACTGGTTTGCCGGGATTCTATACATAATATACTTTCTATCAATGTTTGGTATCGCGTATATCAATCTCGACTACACCGAGTATTTGAATAGCGCGGTTCAGATATTCATCGCCGTTGTGCTGATCATTCGATTCAATCCGCTACGCAAATTAACATGCACCGCAAATGACCGTGTATTGATAATGTCGAGCGCGGTATTTCTATTGATTAATGACGGAGTATCATCCGGATTACGAATGTATTTCCAAGATTATCTCCCACGAAATCAAATATAATCACAGAGCAAGACAACATAGCCACCATCTCGAACCAAGATTTGAAACGGCTTTCCACATCCATATATGAGATTTTTGGCGGCCAAATCATCACAAACCGGTTTTGATGCATGTGGGTCAACTTGCTTTCCCGTTTCCTTTATAACCCCGTGACGAAAAATGCCGCAATTGAGTTTTTCGATGAGAATGGATTCCCCGCAATGTGGACACACAATTACCGATTCCATTTTAGATATTGTATTCAAACCACATGAACGTTTAATATGTTTATATATACAATGTTCAACAACTGTCTCCAAGATTTGATAAACAATGAAAAAAACAACCCCGATTTAGAATCTACATTGGATGTAGCTGCATTGCTAGCGGCGGCTGAGAATGTTAGCGCGGATTTCCTAAATATACAGACACTTCAGAGCATTTCCCAAGATAACATTCAATCCTTGGAATCGTCAGGTATTCACGGCGATAGTCTGATACAGATATCGAACAAATTACTCGAATTTTATCACATCGACCACGTATATCAAATCCACAAGGGGAAACACATTCGGTGGGTTCGAAACGGACGTCTCACAAATGGTGGAATTGTCGTCGACATAAAATTTCTAGATACAGGGACACACATATTGTGTAAAAGTCGAGAACGATTCATCCAATATAAATTTGACGATTGTATTACATTCCAGCGTCTCTCGAACGACGAGATGATGATTTTACAGCTAAAATCGTCAACCTGAACGGTTCTTATGAGTAGTATTCGTTGACGATGTTCGTCGATGACGCGTATATGGATGNTTGCGAGTCATGGAAAAAAACTTACACACATATTTAAGAATTCGTTTTGATATATGCAAATCAATATCGAGTTCTATAGTTCTATATACATTTAATGAATATCCATGGCGTGTATACCAATCTGGAAGAATATGATAAAGGTCTACATTCAATAAATGACCCATGTGCCGACCTAATTCGGATTCGATAAACCGTTTCAATATAATATTGTTATTTAAATAATGATGATATGGTCGAGGTTGCAAATAATAGACATAACGATGTTCCATTTTCGGATAGTGTTCATTATCTAAATAGCAAAACTCGGTGTTGCGTGGTAGAACAAGACATCTCAGTAATTCACTATGCGTTTTTTCATTTGTCTTGCGGCGCCGGTCTATCAATTTACCATTTATCTTGAACGCGCGTATAACTGAATCAAACAATCCGTGCAGATTCCATTCTGTCTCTATGAATTTTGTAATAAAATATGGCCATGTCTCCGGAATACACGTATTATTTGTATATACATATACGCCCGTGCAGGAACCGGTAGTCTTTTTATTATGCAGATATTCCATGACGATTTCAATACCATGTCGAAAAAATTCGGGGTATAGTCGCAACAACTGTGAAACCAACATACCATGGTCATCACACAAGACAATATTATACTCGGTTTGAAAATGATCGATGCATTGAAATAATACGTATAAATCTGAAAATGAGCCGATTGTTTCATCCAAATCAAATACAAACTGTTTAGGTTCAGGTATCGCAGTTCCTCCGCGAACTAGCCCGTTCCCTTTCATTATTCGCAATGACTCATGGTTGAACATCGCACTACTATATTCACAGATATGTGAATATAACAAAAAAACAAGGATATAGACACAATGAAATAAATATGTTATACATGGATCGTGTTAAACAACTAGAGCGGATTCAACTCGACGCACTCGCTCTATTCCGAAAGAAGAATGCAGATTATGGAGACGCATTTGCAAAATTTGGGATAGTGGGCGTTCTCATGCGCATCGAAGATAAAATTCAACGCGCATTGTCGATTACAAATAATGGAGTGAACATGGTAGACGACGAAAGTATCCGTGATACTTTGATTGATCTACATAATTATGCAGCGATGGGGATAATGTTACTAGATGAACGTCACACGCCATGCATTCTACAATCGATGAGCATGCACCGCGATTAAAAAATGTTATGGGAGATATATTTCCCACAACATTGACTATAGTGGGAACACAATAGTCCCACATTGAAATAAAACTATCAAATAAAAAGAGTTGCAAGTTTTGCCAAATGGAACTTTTTAAAAAGTTCCAAAATAGAATATCTGAGGTTAATTATTTTTTACGATTTTCAAAAAATGGATTGTGATGCAAATGCATTGATTTTGAAATTTGCGTCTACAAAATGACCGCACAACCTTTGCGTCAGAAATTGCGTAGAAATATTTAGGCGATAAATATGTTAACAGTATATAGGTAAAAATTACGTTAATTATGTTAACACAAAAGTCGCCGGAATGCAATTCAAAATATAAATGCGAATCATGCAACTATAAATGCAGTAAGAATAGTGATTACAATAAACATTTATCAACGGATAAGCATAATCGGTTAATATCTGTTAACGTCAACTCGCACCAAGTCTCCCGGACATTTGATTGCGCATGTGGTAAGGTTTATAGACAATGTGCCGGATTATCTAGACATAAACGGACGTGTAAAGTACACAATAATGAGCCATTAAATAATATAGGGCAACCCGGATTGCTCAATTCCCACATTCAGACGACAAAGGATAATTTAATTGAGAGACTATTGGACGAATTAACAGTAGAACGCGCCGAAAAGAATGATATGAAATCGATGTTTATGCTTATGATGGAAAAATACCAAGAAATGCAAATGCAGAACCAGGAAAATACGCGCGAAATATTGAAAGAGACGGCTAGGGGTAATCAAGACCTAGTAAACAAAGTGATTGATGTAATACCCAAAATGGGTAACACAACCAATCATAATACGACTAATAACACGCTGAATTTCTACCTGACGAATACATGTAAAGACGCCGAATCCATTCACGATTTTACAGACCGATATGTGAAGCGGTGCACCGATTTTTTCATAGAAAATTATAGAAATATTGCGAATAAGCAAATTTGCTTGGCGACAAATGTATATAACATCATGTTTACATGTTTAGAGGAAAATCCACAATATATGAATTTCATACAAACAACCGACATCAAAAACGGTGTTCATTATGTGAAAGAGAAAAAGAAAGACGAAAATCGTCAATTATACGGAGAGGCCGAATTTATCAAATATGTGGATGGATTTGAAAAGGCGGGTGCGAGTATAGGACATGCTATTAATAAATCATTTTTCCCATTACAATTGGAATTTACTCGCAAACTGGAACAGGAAATCGGAAAACCGCCGAATGAAGATGATTATGACGACGAAGAATCATACGAAGACGCACTAGACCGGTATAAGAGTCGCAAGCGAGAAGCGAGCAGCAGTCTGCAAACAAACGTATGCAATACAATGAGTTTGTTCGATAGCAAGACGCGCAAGATGGATATTTTAAAGCGGACAAAACGCGCAAGGGATGACGATATGAAAATAGACAACGATTGATTTACACAAGGCATATACTTTGTGTAAACCCTACAAACTTCTTAACTGGATAACCCCGCAATTTTATAAGTCTTCCACGAAATATCCTTACCTGCCTCTTGTATCGGTTTTTCATCCGCGCGCTCTTTGTCCAGATTATCTGCTCTGCGAACGGCGGAATCGATGTATAGGTCTTTCAACAACCGACCAATTCGAACTGAACCGTCTTGCTGATCCAGTTGACCATCTTCAACTAGTTTCAATACGATGAGCAACTTAGACATGATACCGATATCCAACTCGTCTTTCATTGCGCGGGTGAAAATATCCATATAGTTGTCGTATAGGAATTTACACTCCGCGTAGACAATATTGAAGAATTGTTCCGGCGACTGTTGACGAAGAACGGCATATTCGCGCTTCAAATCCTCGATTTTACGTATATTGTTGCGAATTTTCACACTGTGTTTCACTCGTCGGATTGTTTCGGTATTGTCTTGATAATCCATTTCGCCCATCATCTTTTTCAAATTGAGTCGTTCATCATTGGAGAGGCTCATCGTAATGATATAAATAACATATGCAGACATCTTTTTATGTGTTTTGATCATCTTATAATATATAGGCGCATACTATATAATTTCATATGTCTGAAAAAAATGCAAAGACAACAACTGCAAACGCAGCTTTATCAAATAAAGCAGACAATATGACGGGAGATGAAATCGTTATACGATATTTTTTACCGCCGGATACATACCAATATATGAAATGGGGGCAAACAATCATGGTGATATTATTATTCGGAGCGATGTTTTTGTCTATTTTATTCGCATATGTATACGCAAATTACACCGACTATCAGAACCGCATTAGTGTGATAACGAATGCTTATTTATTCGGCGACAACCCTCAGAGCAAGTTCGAGCAATATATGAAAAACTCGCAAGGCGAGGTGATATCTGCCGTTATGAACGATATACAATCCTCGTCTATGGATTTAGGCACAATTAACGCGAGACTAGACAGTGGTGCATCACGATTATCAAAACAGGTTACGACGGAGGTGCCCGCACAATATAACGAGACCAACAGTTTAGGAATGTCGATACAAAAGAATGTGGCGAAGTTGCGAGACACCATCTCAAAATTAGCTGGTTCCTTCATTCTGGGCAATTATATAACAGATGGTGCTATTAAGACAGTGCAATCGTAGATATGCGAGGTAAAAAACGTCATATATATTATAATGACCCAATACAAATATATACCAATAAACTATTTTACATATAATAGTCCGGATTATGTTGCGGCGCTGATAACGCTGATACTATTTTTCATATTTTTCGCAATTTTGTATATGGTTTTTAAATATGAAATTTATAATCGACGCGGAGTCTGCGACCCAATGTTTTACTATGGAGAGGCGTGTCGAAACACACAGTCTAGACAGATATTGCTCGATCCAACCTTTTTAACAATGAAACAATCATACTATGATCGTGTAGCAAAATACAACACTGAAACTAGAGAGTACGAGGGTGTTCGTGAACGAACCGCGGTTGATAAAGAGACGATCGACGAAGCCAAGAAAAACATTCAGGACAATTTAGATAGCAATATCGCATTTGGTAAAGAAAATATAGATGAATTGAAGCAGATTTCATCCGTAGCGCAACTAATTGCGTCAAAATATTTAGGGAACATTGGAACCCTATTGAAAAATGCACCAAGCGAGTTGCTTGAAAATATGCGCGAATTACCCGAACAAATAGGCGAATTAAAGAAGCTTATACAGGCGACTATCATTAATCCAGTATTCGCATCACAAACGGCTCCTTTACAGAAACTATATCGCGCGTTGACCGAAATTGATAAAAAGACTATATTACCAGTCTCTCCTGGAATAGCCAGATAAAACCTTTTCCTGCTATAGAATTTCTCAAGTAAAATATATATAAGTAAACATGAAATCTGTAGGAAAAATGTCTACTGGATTACTCATAGCGATCATTGTGCTAGGTATAGTAGTCACAATGTCGACGTTTCTTTCATCTCGCAAGGTGTCTAGTTACAATTCGTTTCCCAAATTTACCATGTTGAACGACACGGAAGGGTTTAGACCCGTTCATTATGCGACATATCCAGACAATTCGGCGATAGATATCAAGGACCGCAATTTAATAGTAAGCACGTCCTCGTTGCCGAATGCACAGCGCATTCCTAACCAACAGGGATTATATGGACCTCAGGATTTAATTTCCAAATTGGATACCTATTCGGACGCAAAGGGCAGTCTGTCCGACGAATGTGCTCTCACGTCCAACGGAATGAGCAATTCCCAGGGATATCTGTGTTTAGATGCGAAGCAACTTGAATTATTGACTACGCGTGGCGGAAACCAAAGCGCATGTGGTAAGGCACCAAATTGCACTACGTGCAAGTAATTGCACTAACAAACTAAATTTAACAAAAATTTTACCTATACTTACATAGGTAAAATTCAGCAACGGTCTAAACTAACCAAACGCATATAACTAATTGCGCGTGTAATAGCAGTGTTTACAATACATAATCCGCTTAGTTGAGTCCAGACTAATGTCTATATAATCTTCAATGTATTCATGAAAACAATTGGCGGAAATATAACAGTCAACTAAGCGGCAAATTTCACGGTATGCTCCGACTTGTTGTCCGATCGTAATCGAAT